TTTTTGTATTTTTCAGCAGCAGCACGCGAACATTCAAATTCAAAAGCGGCCCGTTCTTGTAGCCTCCGATCCTGTGGATTAGCAAGTGCGGCTAAAGCGCGACAAAAAGAAAATGATTTCATTTCCTTTTCATTCATTCCGATCTCTGGGCCCTCTGCCTTAGTTACCCCAGAACCGCAGCGCTCGCTTAAATCATCTAATAGGCGAGATTGAAAATCGGAAACATTCCAACCCTCATCGACCGCCTTATCTGCTAACTCTGTATTATCAAACTTTCGACCAAAAGCGGCAATCTGCTTGATCCTATCAACCTCTTTTTTTCGCGCTTCGTTCGCGATAACCTGCACGTCCACTTTATCGCCTACCACAGCTTCTTCAGAAACTTTTTTATTCCCCGACATTTTTTCACCCTCTTGATTTATTGAACGACCGACACCCGCCCCTACATTGTCTGCGGGTATACTTACTATTGATATTTCGAAAGGCTCCCAATCATCGACCCTGTAAACATCCCCAGACTCGTCGCTTTTCTCTAATACAATACTATGCACGCGATAACCTACACTGATTTTTCGGCGTATCCCGTCCCGAATATCCGTTAAAATCTCGTCAGCGTGCCCACTTCTGCTGAATCTAAGAACGGCTCTACCTTTCCTGTCTCCATCGATCCTAGCATTTTCCACAACCCCGACTTGATCGTCTGAATCGTGGCCCAAAAGAACCGGCGCGCCATCTTTTAAGCGTTCCAGCCTAACAGATTTCGCGCCGTGATCTAGTATTTCGTAGCCGTAATATCTCTCACAAGGTTCCTCGCTAGAAAATGCAACATCAACCAACCTGTCATCTTCCTCGCCCTCAACTTTTTTCGCTTCGCGAATCTCTATTTTAAGAGTTCGCGTCACCATCTCCGCCTTGATCTGATCCAAATTGACCGTCACCATTACCCAACACCTCTTCTGATTTTATACCCAATTCCTGCATGATTTCCTTATCACGCGCAATTTCATTGTAAACCTGTTCAGGATCTCGCCCTCGGTCCCTAATCACCTCAGAAATAGACGCCGCATTCATCGATACGAGCGACTCGTTAGCCTTTGAGTCTTTCAACGGATCAACCCACGCCCACCTTCGAGGCATCCAGCGGGGGGAATTATAACGATCAAACCTAGTGATATTTAACGCCTTGCCTTTTACTTTTATATTAGACGTTAAAAGCGCCATCCTCAACCAATCCTCAAAAACATCCAACAAAAAAGACTCGATTAGAAATTCTTGAAGTTCTTTCCACATTTCCCGATCTTCAAGAACCCCAGCCCTGATACTTGAAAAATTAACGCCTTCGAGGTCATTTGCTAACGTGTTGTAAGAGATGCCTAATCCGCTTGCAGCACCACGCAGACAGGCTTTCGTGAACTCTGCATACTGGCTATGCGGATAATCTGGATTAAACGCTGAAAAACCGTAGCCATCAGGCAACACTTCAAAAGTTCCTGGATCGGCATCAGTTACAAGGCTTCCATCGCTTTGTTCTTCCCCAGTGTACTACCCTGCCTCTTCTCCGCGTGTAAAAAACCCCATTTTAGATGCACCAACTCGTGCATTAACTACCGCTGCGTGCTCATAACCAGCCAAGTTTTTAAGGCGATTTAACGCTGAAGCTGTCCAAGGCACGCCCCGTTTTTGTTGAACTAAATCTGGAATAAAGAGATGGATAATCAGATCCGCAGGTATACGCTTGCGCTCGCGCCTGAACTCGACGTTTACGCCCCTATCATGATGCCGATCAAGCAAATGATACGCAACTAGTTTACCGTACTCGCTGTACTCGATCCCCATATAGACAAAATTCCCACCATCAAGCTCCTGATCAAAAGTTACATCAAGTAACTCAGGATCAAGTAGCTGAAGCTGATATCCGTATTTTCCAGCATCACGGCCAAAAACTTTACGCGCCAAAAATTCACCGTCAACGGCCATACCAGACATAACTAAACGCTGAATATCAGCAAAACCCACAGAACCGCACACGTCACAATTGCCTTTTCTGGACCAGTCCCTGAACGCACGCTCAATAGCTTCACTGGCTAAAGGGTCGCCTGATCCGTCACTGTTTCTAACGTCGACCTGTAAAGTTACGCCTTTAGGCCCGACAACATTAGATCGCACCGACTTAACAAAACGTTTTGCATAATCATTATTATTAGCCTGCTCACGACTCCGCGCACGCATTGCGGAAAGATTTAACCGTATAGCCTGATTAACCGGCATGGGCTGAGTGCTCCACCCATCAGTTAACAAATCAGTTTTACCGGCGTTATAATTACGGACGTAAACCTTTTTTTTAGGCTCCGCCTTCGTTTCTTCAACCTGCTTTTTTTTAAAAAAACCAAACATTAAAAAAGCACCCTTACAATATTAGACTTACCCGCGCCGCCTTTAATTCTCTCGGCCTGAACCTCTTGCCTGTATAGCGCCGAGTAGTGGCTATGAAACTGTATTAACTCTGTTAGAGGGATTTTTGATATAGAACGACCGTTGATCGAATAGCTCAGTTGGTCATTGGTCGCCCTACCTTGCATTGTAGCCTCTAGCGCGTCCAATGTCTTCTTAACATGCGAACGAGTATCTACAGCCCCGCGCGTAAGGTCTGGCAATATTTTTATTGTGCCATTGCCGACGGTGTACCGACCAGAGCCGCTTGTTATATACGCCTGGTAGCTGTACGTGCCAGCAGTCCATGTTTGGGTAACCGACGCCGCAACAAAAGCTAAAAAATACCCGTCTCCGTTATCAGTACAAACAATAGAATAAATATGATTACATGTTACCAGTGTATATGTTAGCGTGTCGTTCGTCGGGTCGTAGTCATCAAGCCACTTTTTAAACGTGAGTGTGTCGCCTAGCCTAAATTCTGTTGGCTCGACCTTCGGGATCTCTGCTGCCATCTTTACCAACTCGACGCAAAACCGCGCCGCCTCCTCACGTTTGAGCGCTTCGCTCTTTTATTAACAATCTTATCTAACGGCCTCGTATCTTTCGCCGTTTCCGCCGCCTCCGCCGTTTCCGACGTTTCTTTCTCTTCAGCTTGTCCGAAGCTCCGGTCTGTCACCAACGCAGACCAAACTGGATTCAAAATTTTAAGCGCTGCGAACGCATATACTCTACAATCTAACGCTTCGTTACGAGCATTGGAAGGCTTGCTCCAACTCCTAACCGCCTGCCCTTGCTTATAACGTGTAACCAGCTTTTCGGCTGTTAGCTGTTTAAAATAATCCGCGTCCCGTTCTTCTGGAAAATGACAATAACCTGGCGCACTAGGCTCGGATAGCTGGAGCCTCCGCATAACAGTAAGCTTAACACCGTCAACGCCGACAATATATAGCTCCACTTTTCGCTTTTCGCGCCCTGATGCCCGCCTGTAAGGGCTTGAGACTATCGGCAAACCTTCCCCGCCGCGCCCTTTTATAGCAAAAATACGATTTTTACGCCGCGTTTAGTAGTCATACACACGGCTTGTATGATGCCCACCGGAATCCACGCAGGCACTAGCTATCTGATAAACACCATACTTACCATTATATGTTCCATTTAAAAAATGATCCAATTCTTTCCAAATTCCTTCACCTGGATTGTCTGATGGGTCGCCGTAAATCACCCTATAATCTATATTAGCACTTCTTACTTCATCGTCCCACGCTACCACCTCAATTTCTAACCGGTCGTCTTGGACGTCAACTCCAGCAGTCAAAACCCAAAAGTCATCTGGAACCTGATAATCGTATTTCTCGCGCCGCGCAAATAACTCATGATCATTTGCGCTCTCGCCCTCCTCCTCCCACGTTTCAGCGAGCGATACATTGACAAAACTCTGTAAATCACCACTTTGCTTTTTATCAATAAAACTCTGGACTATATCACGCCACCGACGAAAAGGAGAATACAGCTCGTTAAGATGAAATCCAGCATGCCCCTTGAAAGGCTTTTCCGACCTCCATTCTCCTTTTTTTAGAGCCACTATTTTATCACTATCAGTAATATGATACTCACAACCTACGCATTGATAGTAAGCCGTTGTAGGATCATGATCGCCCAACTCATCCTTGACCCACTTAACGTTACCCCATTTTAGTATTTGCATTGTATAACAACTGGGACAAGGTATATAAAACCTACGCTGATCGCTTGCATCAAAGCTTTTCTCTATTCTTGAGATGCCCTTTATAGTGGGAGTGCTCGTTTCGATAAGTTTTCTAGCATCGCCGAAAGTTGCTGAACGCTGCCAAAGCAGTTGAACAGGATCACCTTCAGCATTAAATTCATAACCATCGATTTCATCGCACAAAATAACAGGAGCTGACCGCCCGCGCTGAGTATTTGGCGAACCACTCCACGAAAACATCAAATACCCACCAGGATACCCCTTCATCGTTTTATTATTAACACCATCCCGACTCCTGGGTTTTGCAACACGCTCTGTTAGAGCTGGCGTCTCATTGATTAAAGGTGTTAGCTTGGCCTCAATCCACGTATTTAAATCTGTTTGAGTAGGATGCATAACCATTATCGACTTAGGATCCTGATGAATATAATAGCCGATAGTGTTATTGATAAGACCGTCGGTTTTACCAGTTTGCGCGCCCCACATTAAAGTTATCCTCTGGACCGAGGGGTCCGAAACAAGGTCCATAGGCTCACGCTGATAAGGGACCCTGGTAGTACGCCACTTTCCAGGCTCCGCGTTAGCTTGAGATATTACCCGATATTCATCAGCCCACTCACTAACAGTTAATTTCGGTGGGGGCATCAGGTACGATACCGCATTCCTGAGCCGCCTCCGCAATACTGCCGCGCTCTGTGATAAATCTATTTTTGATACTGTCAAATACAGCCCCTATTTCTTCGCTAAGAATCTTTGCCATCGCCTCGGGCGACTCATTTACCAAAACAGGAGGTAGCCGTTTAGGGATTTGCGAAAATTGAGTCTTAATAATTATATAATCCTCAACTACCGATTTAACAACCTCGTCAATCTCAACATACAACCCAAGCTCCTTACCCGCCTTCAGTTCCGCCAGCTCAGCATCCGCCGCAGCTTTTCGTTTTTTACTGTCTTCTAGACCGCTACTTTTTAACTTCTCGCGATCCCTAGACCAATTTATTACAGCAGACGTTTCGAATTCCCATTCCTTTCCGCGTCCACCTTTTTGATTAAACGGGCAACCGCTGCGTAAATGCTCATCAAAAGTACGCATAGTTATACCCAATATCTGTGCCATCTCCGCCTTATTCACAATTTTCAATTTTAGACCCACACGTTTTTTTAAAAATAAACAACATGTTAATATTAGACTATATAACCAGCATATGAGTTTAATTCATAATGATTGGTCAAGGTATAACCAATTGCGTAAAATCCACCCAGAATGTGGAACAGGCGCTCGCGGAACTACCA